CTTGGACATGAAGATGTTTCCACAACTTATAACATATATATGCATATCATGAATAAACATAAATCAGAGGTCATAAATTTACTTGATTAAAAATAAGGGAGTTATATCATTTCGATATAGCTCCCATTTTTTTACTATAAAAATATTGTTTTACGTATATTATCAGATACCCATTTCAAATATTTTTCTTTAGGAATCCTGTATGTATTTCCTATTTTTATTTTAGGGAAAGAACTTAATTGAATAAGCTGCTATCTTCAAATTCTTTAACTAAAGCTTTATCATCGCTTCTTACTGTAACATCAATTACTTTCGGAAGGCCAAATGATAATACTCCTAATATAGATTTCAAATCTATAATGTATCGTCCTATACTACCATCAATATCGCAATCTTTAAACTTATTTGCAATAGATACAACAGTCGTAGCGTCTGCTGAATTATTTAGTCGAATTTTCATAGTTATCCTTTCTTAATCATCATATTCCCATTCACGAGTGTGTCTATTATAATGACTATTCGCTTTGCACCGGAAGTCATGTTGAATAGGATTCCCTTTAATAAGTGGACACTCATCACAATGGACACGATTATTTTTATCATATGCGCTATATTTTTCGCATATAGCTTTTTCTCTGTCTGTTGTAAGCATAGTTACACGTCCTTCACCTCTAATTTCTTCAAGTCTTCAACACTCCAAGGTTCTTCATCTTCCCATTTGATAAAGTCAAACATACTACCATACATATCTTTTGGCAGATCATGATATGCATAATCAGATATCCACAATTTATTACTACGTATTGGCTTGTCATAATAAACATAAAGTGAATTATCTTCATCTCTTGCAATATAACAATTAGATAGAAGGAGAAGGGTATCAAGGAAGTTCTTTTCTCTTGATGTAATTGTAGGTTTTTTCTCTACATATTCGGATTCAGCCCATTCACGTAATCGATCGGAACATGCCTGTGAACGTCCAATATGTTTACCACAATCATCAAACATGCATGATTCACATGATATATTACTACAATAAGCGATTTTATTTTCTTTTGTTACTGCTATACTCCTACCACTACAAGCAATATCCAAAATCTCTTTAGCAAATTTCTCTCTATTCTTCATAAGCGTTTACACCTCTATTTATTCTCTGTTGTACTTCCAAATCCACCATTTCGTACTCCTGAAACTTCATCATCAATAGTAATACCATATTCAACAAAAATACCCTGAGCGAATCCTTCTCCGCGAAGTACATTAAGATTTTTCCATGGTCTTTTACTATCATTGGTAACTTTAATAAAGATATGACCTTCATTATCAGAATCATAGTAATCACTGTCGATGATACCTACTGTATTATCAAGCTGAAGACGGTATTTGAATCCAAGGCCGCTTCTTGGATAGCATTTCAGCACCCATCCTTCATCAATCTTACATCTAATTCCAGTTGGCACTTTTACTGTTTCACCTGGTTTCATATTAAGTGTAAGCGGTGTGAAGAAGTCATAACCGGCACTTCCTACTGTTGCTCTTTTAGGAAGCTCAATACTACCATAAATGCCTTCTATTTCACGTCTCGTGTCAGCATCAGAGGCGTCTAATTCGAATGTATCACACCAATCTTTCATGAATTCTTCTAAGCTCACTTTTTCAAACTTTGCTATTCTTTTCATTTACAAATCTCCTTTTTTAAATATTCAATATATTCATTCCATTCGCCTAATGAATTGATATATTCTTTAGTTTTTAAACATTTTTTCTTCATATCTTTTTTCAAATCAATTGTCCTATACTGCTTACTTTTTTGAAGTTTATTGGTCAAAAAAGCATCGGTTACCCTAGAGACTAACAAGTAATCCTTACTGTCCATAGAATCCAAAATAGCGTTGTATTCTGCTAAATCTTCTTCAGGAATAGGGTAATTACATTTGGGTAAGTTCTTAGTCGAGAAAGGACTAATATCAGCTCCTGCAATCGCAGGTTTAAGAAAAAGTGCTATGTATTCTAACTTACGAGCATGGAACTTAAACTCTATTTCTTTGTCGTTTTCCATGATACTTCGTACAGTTCCTTCATCTTCAAGTGCCTTATATAATTCTTCATAAGTTTCATATTCCGGTAACCCGATATCATTAGCTATAGCTTTTAAAATATTGTGTCCTCTTCCTATAGATGGGATATAAGCTACAAGAGTAGAAAAACCATAATGATATATTTGAGCGCCGCCATAACACTTAATATAAATATCATCAAAGCTTGGATCTATTCCTCCAGAATCATCTCTGGGATAATCATTGGTACTTTGATCTATTGCAGCTTTTAGTCTGTAAGTACCTTTATATTTCATTAGATATTTTGCCATTTAAAACCTCATTTCTCATATTGTCTTAACTCATTAATAAAGGTAACAAAAACGCCCATAAGCACCATGCTGAATGCGTGACTTCAATGCCTACAATTACTGCTAATGCAGTTGAAATCCATGCTGCTGCTTTTGCAAATTCCATATCCTAATTCTCCTTCAATACCATAATTACTGCATCACAGATACCAATAATTCTTTGAAATTTTTCATCTTTCGAATGAATGTTTGCGCTAGACAAGGCATATCCATTTTCTGCAATTTCTTTTATTGCTGACATCCATTCAACAACAATATTACTACCAGATTTTTCCTGAGACATTTTTTTATCTGGTGGTGATACATAAGGCAATTGTTGCGGCCTTCCTGGTGTCATATCTGCTTCCTCCATTAATTCTCCTTTATGCTTTCCATAAGTTCGCCACGAATTTTATCATACATTTTATGTAACTTAGGATTCACAAAAGTCATCCATTCTCGCCGTTTATCCTGTATCATAAGTGCTCTTAACATAGTTCCTGAAATAGGTAATTCTTCACGATTAATGATTAATTCGGTTGTGTTCTTTAAATCTTTCTTATCAAACCATCCGCTCCGGCTATCATCATTACCATAAATCATTACATCTGGATTTTTATAAATATACCGATCCACATTTTGAAGAAGATATCTACCCCAATCTGGTGTGATATCATTTTCATCAGTAAGGTCTGATAATGCATAAATCATAATATTCGGATTATCACCATACACTTCACGTATCATCTTGATTCTAGTATTGACATTCAAAGGATTACGTTCTGTCCCGCATTCTTGAGCGCTACCGACGAGAATAAGCATTCGATCACAAAGTAATAACCCAGTATCAATAAGTTTTTCATGGCCTTTATGGAATGTTTGAAAACGTCCACAAACAAGCCCAACATCATATGGTTTCATATTATTTCTTCTCCTTTTTAATTCCAAGCATATGAATAAATGGTATTAAGAACACAATGAAAAGAACGATATATATAATAATTGCTGCAGGAATAGTAAATATAATTACGATAGCAGTATATATTTTCCCAAACCAGTTTTTATTTTGGAGCCACGTTTTATATTCTCCTATTGGTAATAATTCATCTATCGCGCAATTAACCACTAAAACAATTGTGAAATAAATTTCGATTAAAAAGAATGATGTAAATACTACGTCATCCATTATGCTACCTCCACTTTTAATCCAGGATTAAATACCGGGATCTTCTCTGATTTAAAAAGACATCGTTTGTGCATTAAATCAATCTTAGCTTTTACATCCAGATCGTCAATCTCTCCTGTACGAAGATATCTGTCCAGAACTTCATATGGGAATCCTAAATTGTCCTCATCTGTCTTTTCACACAAGCCATCTATCGGGATCTTTTCAATAAGTTCTGTAGGAAGCAATAATTCATATCCAAGTTTTTTAACTTCATATACAGTTAATTTTCCTAACGGACTAAAATCACCTGCCGAATCACCATACCTGGTTTCATAACCGACATATGATTCTGAAAGATTACATGTATTTGCTACTCTTCCATTACAAGACTGAGAGACAGCATATAATGTAGACATTCTAATACGTGCCGGAAGATTTATTTTTGTCTGTTCACTGATCTCGATTCCTGAGCTTTCGAGCCTTGCCAGTACACTTCGAACCGTATCTCCAATATTAATCTCGTAAGACTTAATATTAAGAAATTCACAAAGTTTGTACGCAGCATAAATATCTTTCTGCTGACCCTGTGGCATCAGTACACCAATTACACGATCTTTTCCAAGAGCTTCTACACAAAGTGCTGCTACTACAGAAGAATCTTTTCCGCCAGAGATTCCTACAATTGCATTGCATCCGGGACCATTCTGATCGAACCAGTCTCTGATCCACTGTACAATTTCATTCTTGAGTTCTTTAAAATATCCATTGTAATATTTCATCTTATAATCCTCCTAAACAATTAATATATTGTTTAACATTGCCATTATCATATGTCTTTGTAATCAATACGGCAGACACTGTTTGTCCTATTCTTCCATGATATTTACGATATGTACTTTCATCACTAAGTGAATATTCCACTCCGTTATAGTCTACCGTAATTTCATACTCGGCATAATCTGTCCGAAATTGTGGAACATGATTAATCATA